GGTTCTCAGAAAAAAACGAATTTGATTTTTTGTTTTGTATTTTTATGCATTCGTTTGTATAAACGGGTTTTGGGTTTGCATTTATGGTTGGTGCTAGTTCGTATATGCTTTTGCGTTTAAGGTTTCCGTATCGTGCGCCGCGTGAACTGTTGCAAGGTTTGCAGGCTGCTACTAAGTTATCGAGTCCGTTTACGCCTGGCGTATCTGTTGGCCAGCGGTCTGTTTCTATTAGGTGGTCTGCTGTTGTGGCTTGTCGACTGTTGCACCAATGGCATAGTGGTTTGTCTTTTAGTAAACGTTGTCTGTTTATTTTAAATTCTGTTTTGCTTCTAGCTTCAGCGTTTAAGCTGCGTTTGTTTTGCTGGGCTGGGTTATGTGTTCTGCGTTTCTTGCCTTGTGTCATATTCTCACGCGCCTACGGCTTGTGCTAGCGCGCGCTGGCGCGCTTGCTTCTGTTTGTGTTGACTGACTTGGCAGACGGGCTGCGCTTTGTGGTTTGTTTTTGTTTTCATAGTTAATTATGTCTGTGATTAAACCTAGTGCGCTATGCCCCCCGCTGTTTAGCCTCATACAGCACCCATATCTTTAACAATTAGCCAGGCCCTGTATCACTACAGCGCCTTCTACCCGCGTTACCGCGTATTACGCCAACTGCGCCGCAACGCGCTTAGGCCTATTGTGTTTGTTATTTAATTGTCTTTAATTTCGGATAACTTTAGCGCGTCTATAACCTTCGATATATCGTTTTTAGTTAAATCGCCTGTCGTATTTATTTGGCGTTTAAGTACGTTGCTGCAATACTCTTTAAGTTTGTCGCCTGTAATGCCCTGACCGTTAGCTAACGCGCGCATTAACCCAAGCTGTTTAGTGCTGGGCGCTGCCTGGTGCTGTACTTCTGGAAAAGGTACTTCTATTTCGTGTAACGGTTTAACTGTTGCTAAGTGTGTTTGCTGTCGACTTTGTGCGGCTTGTACTTCGTCACGGCTAGCAATAGCGTTACTAATAGCAAAACCCATATAACCCAAAGCACGACCTAAAGCGGACGTAAAACCTACTTCGTTTTCGCTGTTTTTCGTGTAAGGCGTACGGCCTGGATACAGTTCAGCCGCTGTAGCTATCGCTGGTATAGGGTCGTTAGCGTCACGCCAAACCGTGACAGTACAGCGGATAAAACAGCTTTTATCTGGCATTTCAATTACTTCGCGCGCTGTTTCTTGTATCCGTAAATCTGGGTACTTTTCAAACGCCAGCCGTAGCCGTGTAGCGACGTCAACGTAATTATCTAAACTAAAACCCATTACGCCGCCTTATTCGTTTGGTGCTTGATTAGCTGTTCAGTTGCTGGCAACATATCTATAGGCCATAACTGGGCTTGTGGCATAGCAAAACAAGGCCAACGTAAAGCACTATCCCAATTACTTTTACGTTCATTACAACGCCAAAGCGTAGAATATCCGCGAATAGTTGCCCGTAACAAGTTTTGTTCTATCGTAACTAAAATGTAACGGCCTGGTTTGTCGCCGCCTACGTCGTGGCTACGTTGTTCTATTGGGTGCGTTAATAGTCGACCAGTTTCATAATAGGTAGCGCGCACTTCGTAACCTAAAACGTCATTTTGTTTAGGGTCGTAACCTAAATAACTGTATTCGTAGTCAAAATATTTGGCTACGGCTTGTTCACCTAATACGCCACAAAATGAAACCGCGTAAGCTTGCTGCGGGTTCATATCGTATTTACTGTTTTTAAAGTTTAATTTTTGGCTTGTTTCTAGCATTAAATCAACTATTTTTAAACAGTTTTCGTAATCGTCTTGCGTTAATTGTATAACTGGCTGCCCTAATTTGTTTAGTTCAGTTATCACGAAAAACCAGATTTTCTAATCGTTGCACTTCGGCTGCCTGGTGATTTAACCGGTCTTGTAGTTCACGTTCGCGCATTTGGTTTTCTGTATCTTTTAAACGCAAATCTTTAATAACGACTAACAAGTATTGCAGTTCAATTATTACGCTTTTTAGGTCTTGCACTAGGTCGCCGTCTTCGAAGGCGTATTCGCTGCACCAGTTCTGCAGATTACGAATATTATTATTCGTTACCAAATCGGTACTTTTTGGCATATACAAATCGCTAGGCCGCGCCTGGTTTACTAGCGGTACGTTGTTATCGGTTATTTGGTTAATTACTTGCATTAACGCTTTTAGCTGTGCGCGGTCTGCGTCAAATTGTTTTTCTGCGTTTGTCATTTTCTCGTAACCTTTCTCGTTTAGTTATAAAGTACCATAGCGCAGCCGTGTACGAAGTTAAGAGTAACGCGATTAGAAAATGTTTTACAAAGACCACGCGCGCCAGCCTTCGCTGTAACGGTAGATAGCTAACGCTGCGCGTAGGTTAGTTTCTAAGTCAAATAGTTCGGCGCAGTCGTTTAGTAAACCGTGTGCTTGTAAATAGCCGCGTGGCCAGTATTGGCTAGGTTTGCACCAAAAATAGTTAATTTGCATTACGCCAGCGCTGCCGCCGTTAGGGTCTTTGGCGTTAAATGCGTCTACTTGGCAGCGGCTTTCGCGTATCGAGACAGCTACAACGGTAGACAGTTCGTTAACTGGCCAGCCGACATTTTTAGCCATATTAAACACTTGCCCGCATAGGGTCTGCGCGGGCGCTGTAGTCGACGTTGTAGGTATTGTGGCTGGTTGGCTGTAGCCGTCGTAAACCGTGTCGTAACGTGGCTGTAAATCGTCTGACGTAGGTGCTGGCGGTTTAGTCAGCATAAACGCAGAAACAAACGCAATAAGCGCAGATATAGCGCCTTTAGTTAAAAGGGTCATTAGTTGCCTACTTTCTCGTTAGGGTTAAAACCAGTCTAACCGAACCCGCTATACAGTTTTAGGCATATCCTGAAAAACTTCGTTAAACGCTTGTTTTACAAGGTTTGCGTTATTGGCCATAGCTGGCGATATTTCTAAATGAAACCAGTCGCCGCCAGACCACTTACCTTTTAGCCAAGTACCTCTATCGCATTTCCAGCTACGGTTTTCGGCGTAGTCAATAACTAGTTCTATTTGTAGTGTGTCTGCGTTTTGTAAAAGTTTGTAAATAAACGGTAAAGCTGTTTTGCGGCCTTCAACTATGCCTTTGTCTGTCATTTTTCTATAACTTAAATCAACTGCTAAACCGCGCGCGTGGTTACTTATCTGGCCTGGTTTAGTTCTAATATCGCGTATAACCCAACTGCCGTTATTCCAAAGCGAACCGCTAGACCGTTTAATTATTTGGCGTATAAATTCGTCTGTACCTTGCAGCGGGTTTTTAACTACTGGCGCTTTAAAAGCTGTATAGGGTTTAGTCATCTTCGTTTAAATATTCGTTACGTTTACTTTTAATACCGTTAGACGCAACCAGGCCCGATAATGTGCCAGTTAAAAAAACTACAATAGTCGACATTAAATCTATAAAGGCTGCGTCGTTTGGGCTTTGTTCTATTGGCTGGCTTACAAAAAGTAGGCCGTAAACCATACCTACGACAATTACGCTAAAAACTAAACCCAAGAGTACGCCTACGGTAACAATTAGGCGCGCGTGTAGTTCGTCTGCGCTGTATCGATAGCGTTTCACGGCGTTACGCCGCAACGGTCCGGCACGTTGCAATTACTCAACGTCATATTTTTAACCCGTGATTTAACGGTAAGCGTGTTGTCGCGTGTTGTCGTGCAAGCGGTAGCCATTACCAGTATTGCCAAACTAGCCAAGTAGTGCGTTTGCTTCATCTGCGGTTAATCCAAGTTTGTCGAGTACCGCTTGACGTGCTGCTTGTTTGGCGGTGATTGCTTCGGCGTTTAGTTTTGCTTGTGCTTCGTCTAATTTTTTTTGCGCCAGTTCGTCGGCGTTCAAATTTCGTGTAACGGTTTCGCCTGTGATTGCGTCAATAATTGTTATTTGTGGTGTTGTCATAAAATCCTAATTTGAGTACCCATAAATTGCGACTGTAACGACGGTAATAGTTGCGGAACTAAATAAAACGAAATCTGTATATTGCGTCGAATTATCAACCCAGCCGTTAAAATTGCCACCATATTTGTCAGGGATAGAACCTAACCACAAACCCGACATAAAAGTTCTAGACGCTTTATTTGGATTCATTATTGTGCCTTCAAAATATCCTGTATCGCTTCCGTAAATATAAATAGGGTCGCCAAAACTAGTACCGTTTGTAACGTTATTTGCGCCAGGAGTACCAGCGTTAACAGTATTTTCTACAAAAGTATAGTTAGCGCTTGTATCAGGCGTACCGCCGCTACCAAACCTAAAACCCATAGCAGTATTAGATGACAAATCCATTCCCGTAATAATGTATTTGTAATTATCATAAGTTGAATTAAAAACGCTTGTAATGTTCATTTGCGTTGCGGGTGTTGGCGTAGTTTTACTAATCAAAGTTAAACCGCTAGACGCTGGCGGAATAGTGACCGCTGACGGGAAATAGATTGCGACGCCTGCGCTAGTAAAATAAAGTGTGCCGCTGCCGTACTGCGGTATCGCCAACGGCCCGGCACTCGACACGGTAGCCGTACCTGCTGTAACCGTACAAACGCCTGCACCAATGTTTTGCAACTGCAAAGTATCGCCTGCGCTAAACAAACTTGTATTAACCGTAATTGTCGTTGCGCCTGCCGCGTTCATTACAACGCGTGTGCCTTTGTCGGCTGCAACCAATGTGTAGTTAGCGGTTTTGGTGCTGACGGTTTGGTTGTAATCGTTAGCCTGCAAACTGTCCATTTGCGCGGCTGTTAAAACTTGGCCAGCTGTAAAATCTTGAATTGCCATAAGTTACCTAACCTTAGCCTAAAACGTTTTCAGCGTC